TCACCGTCCGAGAGCGGCAAGCGCACCGACTCGGGCGTGACCATCCGACAGCGACCCATGCTCGCCTCCTATTGCTCCGGGGATCCCAAGCGTGCCCAGAGGTTCGTCTCGCCGATCGAGATCTCGCGCACCGGGAAGGCCCAATAGCCGCCCGCGCGCGGCGCCGTGAACAGCAGCGGCGCCTGGCGGGCTTGGAATCTATCGACGTGCGCAATCGTCGCGGTGAGCGTCCACACGGGATCGGCTTGCGAGCGCGCCACGCGCCACGATCGCAAGTCGACGGCGACGCCGTGCCCCCACAGAATCGCCCCCGCGCTGCCGTTCACCGTCAGCGAATCGAACACGCGCGCCTACGCGTGAATGCCTGCGACCCACGCGGTGCCATTCCAATTACATTTGCTCGCATCGCCGAGCAGCATGTATTGACCCGTCACCCAATTCGTCGCCGGGTTCGCCGTTTTCCCCGTCATCGCCGCGAGATTCGCCGGGGCGGCGGCGCCGGCTGGCGTGAACGTGCCGGGCGTGCCCGCCGTTGCGCCGGTCGCGGCGACAACCGGCTTCATCGCGAACGGGCCGGCCGCTTTCCAATTGCCCGTCACCTTCGGCGCTTGCAGACTGGCGTCAATGCTCGCGTCCAGATAGGCGAGGCCGGACCACGCATAGGTCGGTTCGGTGCTGTTCGGCACGAGTTCGAGCAGTCCGGGTGTCGTCGCTTCGGCCGCCTTGAACAGCGCGAGTTCCTGAGAATTCCAAAATCCCCCCAGCCCACCCTCCGCCGAACGGAGACCCGGCACGAACACCCGATTTGTGTCTTGGAAGCAGGTCACGTCCTCGAACTCGGTTTTGAAATCACCACTCCACGCGTTCAACGAAATGATCGGCACGGCCGTGACGCCCGCCTGATCCCACTTCACCTGCCCATAGCGCCCCGTGAGAATTGCCATAGCTGCACCCTCTCTCTTGTCGTTAACGCGCCGTTAAGGACTTACGCCGCTTCCTCGTGCTTGGCGATCAGTCCCACGGATTCGAGCAACACGGCGAGCTTCTGATACATCCAGCGGCGATGCCGGATCATCGTCGGCACAAACACGGGGCGCGGGACGCCCTTCTGCGAAAACATCGTGCCCCGGTTCCACTTCTTCCGCGTTTCGCGCGGTTTCAATTTCCAGCCGTTCTCATGCCACCACGCATGTGGCGAGGTCGATCGCACTTGCGCGGCCACGGCGAACGCCCCGACGTCGAGCGGGAATACCTTCACGCCCTTTTTCAACTGCCCCGGCGGAATCTTGCGCCCGTTGCGCGAGTTCCCCGGCCCCGTCGGATATTGCGCCTCCACGTCCTTCGCCGCCGCGTAGGCGGTATCCAACACGATCTGCGTCGCCTGCCCCTTCAATTCCTCCGGCAGCTTCGCCAGCGCGTCCTTTAACTCGGCGATCCCCTGTATTGAGAGCGTGGCCTGAATCGGCATTTACATCACCAACGGCACCGCGTGGCAGGCCATCTCGACGCCCCGCATCTCGACGTTCTCGACGCTGGTGATCGCGAACGTCTGACTCCCGAGCACCATCCGGGTCTTCGTCGTGATGCCCGGGTGAAAATCGCCGCGCACGAGATACGAGGCGGAACTGATCGGCGTGCCCGCCGACGGCTCGATAAACACGCCGATGTCATCGCCCGTGGTTTGCGCCAGGCTGACGTGCCACGTCGCCGGGTCGAGATCGATCCAGGTGCCCGCCGGCCCCGGGTTCTGCACCGTCACGACATGCCGCCAGTCGCCGCGCGCCATCAGGCCACCGTCGGATCGCGATACGCCGCGAGCAGCGTGTAAATTTTCGGCCAGACGTCCGGCTGCGAGCCGTCGCCCCGGTCTTCATACAAGAACGCCGTCAACATGTGGATCGCGTGCGTCACGGCGGCCGGCGCCGTGGCCGCCGTCCATGTGGGATCGGCCGCTGGCCCGAGGAACGACAGGATCGCTTCCTGCGCCGTCGCGAGTTTCTGCGCAATGTCGGCATCGTGCGCGGTGCCGGTGATCCGGAGATGGACTTTGGCCTGATCGACCGTCCAGAGCGCCGGCAGCGTCACGCGCGAGAACTCGAGCGTCACGCCTCCACCTCTTCCTCGGCGGGCTCGTTCTGTGGGGGCGGTGCGGCCGGCACGGTCGGCGGCTCGCGCTTCGCGAGTGTCGACAACGGCCAGTCCTGCTGTTGCCGATACGGCGTCTCGCCGCCGGGCACGGGGCCGAGGCCGAACCATTCGGAGCGCGCTTCGTTCGGCGACAGCACGCCTGCGCTCGTCGCACCCGCCGCAGCGGTCACGCGCGACATGGTATCCATCCAGATCAGCAACGTATCGTCGAATTCCAGCGTGAGATAGGACGGCAGATCCAGCCCTTCGCCGAGACACGTCGCGATCGAGACCAGGTGCGGTTCGAGACACTGCGACTTGTATTGCAGTTGCGAGGCTTCGGCGTTCGCGTAGGGCGGTTGCTTGCTGCTGTTCAGGATGCTGATCGGCATCCCCAGCACTTCGCAGACTTTCTCTTCCGTCCAGCCGAGCTGCTCGATCACCGCCGCATCGACCGCCGAGGTCGACACGGATTCGTATTTCATCCCGAGTTCCGCGATCAGGATCTCGCCGCTCTTAAAGTTCGCCGCGTCCGTTTTGAGACGGGCCGCCGAGAGCGGATCCAGTTTCGTCGGCGCAATCAAGACGCCCGAGGGCCGCGCGCCCTTCGCAAAGAACGTCGTGCTGTTATCGGCGATCGCTTTGGCTTGCGCGATCGCGCCGGTCAGCGCCGTCAGCGGCGAGATCCCGCACAGCGGGTGATACAGACAGTTCCAGCGATCGTGGATCAGCTCGCGCGCGGGAATCACCAGCGGCTGCGTCTGCTCCGGCATGCCCGCGAGTTCGTTCGATTGGAGTTCGTAATAGACGCTGCCGTCTGGCGCCGTCAACACCTTTACGCGCCCGGGGTCGAGCCGGTGCAGTTCGTTCACGACGCCCCGATCGTCGCGATGTTTCAGGAGGTAGGCATTGCCCCACAGCAGTTTGTCGAGCACCCACTGTTCAATAAATTGCTGCGCCGTCTGATAGTGATTCGGCCGGCGCAACACGGGGGAATACGCGGGATTGCTCGTCTCGGACCAGAAGCCATTCCGATCGCGCTCGAGCAGGAGCGGCGGCGCGATCTTGCTGATGTCCTGGCTGATGCGCGAGACGGCGCCGAACACGCTCGGGTTCCCGAGCGCGGATTCGGTCGTGAGCGGATCGTTATGCTGCCACGCGCCCGTGTAGGGCTCGCGCACCACGGGATACCACGATCCACTCCCGCCGCCGACCAACGTCAGCATCGACGCCAGTCGTGATCGCACCGTCGAGAGCACGCCCACGGGCTACGCCTTCTTCGACTTCGCGGCGGCCGTCTCGCCGTTCCCGTTTCCGAACCCGTTCTCGTCGAACGCCATCGCGGGCGCCGGATAGGCCGCCGCCGTCAGATACTTCACCGCGTTCGCGTTCGCCTTCTTCCACGTGATGAACCGCTCCGCACGCAACGCGACCGTGTTCATCTGGAACATCGAGACCGTCACGGTCGTCGCCGCCACGGGCGAATCGGGGGCGCCGTCCATCTGGATCGAGGCTTCCGTGCTCGCGTCGATCGTCACGCCGCCATCATCGGCCATCATGATCAGTTCCGGCTGCAACGCAATGACGAGACTGCCCACGGTCTGCGACGTGATGAACGTCAGCCCCTTGTAGCTCCCGCCGCCGGCCGAGATGCCGGGGAACACCGCCGAGCCATCGGTGTTGGTCTTGAACGACAGCGACAGCGCGTTGGTCGGCGACATCAGGAAATGCACGCCCGCGACGCTGATGTTGTTGTTCACGAAATGCGCGATGAGGCCCATGATGTCGGCCAGCGGATTCGCCGTGGCCGCCGCCGTGGGCGCGCCGTTGGTGATCGAGGCCGGCGAGATGCCCGCCACGGCCGCGACCGCCGGATTGACGAACTGGCCATCGAGGAAGGCCGCGATGTCTTTCACCATCGAGCGGCGGACCACATCCTCCGCTTGCGGGGAACTCAGCTTGATGAGTTCCTGCGTGAGGACGGTAATGCCGGCGACCTTCGCCCAATCGAGCGAGACGCTGCTGAAGGCCATCGAGGTGACCGGCTTCGGTTTCATTTCCCCGACCCAGTTGAACGTCCCGCCGCCGGTCTGCATCGGGATCTTCGTATTGAACGGCACTTTGTTCAGGCCGCTGATCTGGTCGATGATCGTCGCCGCGCGCATCATCTCGATGAAGTCGGCGCTGATCTTCGGATTGACGAGCGGCGCCGCCCACGTCGCATCGGTCGCCGTGCCGGGCGCGACCGCCGCCTTGAGCGCCAGCGCAACTTCGGGGGTCGTGCTGTCCCAGCGCGCCGCCGCCCAGTCTGCCGGGGCGACGCCTTCGGCCTTCGCCGCAATGCGGGCGCAGTGATACCGAATAAACGACGTGCCCGCCGGCAGGTTCGACTTCACCGACACTTGTGCGTAGGGGGAAGCGATGCGCGAGGCCACAGGCTGCGCCGTGGTCATTTGCATCGCTTCCATGGTGCGCCACCGGGCCAAGTCGGCGTCGCACGACTTCATTTGCAGGGTGAGATCGTCGACCGTCTTGGCGGCTGCCTCGTCAAGGGTGCTGCCCGCCGGGGCGCTCTCCATCGCGTCCCGCATCCGGAGGCCGAGGTCGGCGCGCGTGTTCGTCAGTCCCTGAATGCGTTCGGCGATCGTCATAGCTGGCTCCTTCGTCACATGCTTGTGGCTGAGAATCACCGCCTGCGGATTCGCAGGAATGCTCACCATCGACACTTCAAAGATTTCGGATTTGAGAAACTTGGTCGCGCCCGCGTGCAGACGTTCGACGGCATCGCCAATCGGGCGCCAGCCGACACTCATGGTCTTAATGACCCCGGCTTTGACGCTGTGCCACGCTTCGTCGAGCCGGTCCTTGAGGCGCCCGCCTTCGTCGGAGCTCGACACCACGGCATCGAAGTAGATCCCATCGGCGGCGGCGCGTAACGTCACCCAACCCACGGGTTGCTTTTGATCGTGATGGAGCAGGAGCGGGACGGGATTCGTAAACGTCACGCCCGCCGGATCGAGAATGTGGCCTTGCCGATCGAGGGCGGGCGTCGACGCGATGCCGGCAAACGTGCGCCGGTCAGGGTCGAGCGACTTGATTTCGAGAGTGAACGCGCGATCCACGCCGCGCGAGTGTAGGGCCGGGCGCCGGCCTATTCAGGTTTATGTATTTTTATGCGTGTAAGTTCGCGGCGAATCACTTCGGCCACGCTGATATCGAGCCGTAACGCCTTGCGCCAGAGGCGATCGAATTCTTTCGTGGGGAGCGTCACCCCGACCTGCACGGAGGTGTCATCCTCAGAGACCCGGGGGCGCCCCGGCCGCTTCATCCGACCACCTCAAGCGGCCAGTAAACGAACGGCATCCACACAAATTGGATCCCTGAGACCCGTTCCAGCCACGGCGCCCGGCGATACATCGGCGCGACGCGCATCATCCGACCACCTGCAACGTATAACTCGGCTCGCGCGTCGCGTTATGGCGATCCATGAGGTCGACCGCCATCACGAGCGCGACGACGGCATCAATCCGTTCCGTGCTGGCGACTTTCGAGGGTTTCAGGTTGCCGCTCGCGTCCTGCTCGACCGCGACGTTGCTGACGGTCCAGCGTAAGACGGGATCGCCATCGTGCCGGAGCTGCTTCGCGAGAATCGCTTTCTCCAGCGACTTCGTCGGCGCCGACAGCGAGCCGAACCCTTGCCGCATCGGCACGCACGTCAGCCCGTCCTGCTGTTCGAGGCGGGACACGAGATCGGTTGAGTTCCACGGATCGAAGGCGATCATCTGCACATCGAATTCGGCCGCCCACGCGATCAGCGTCGCGCGCACGACTTCATAGTCGACCGTGGCCCCCGGCATCGTCGTGATCTGCCCGGCCCGCTGCCAATCATCGTAAGGGACATGATCCCGCCGGCTCCGCGCGGCGATCGACTCATGGGGAATGAAGCACTGCGCGAGCACATCGAACCCATCGTCGCGCGGGAACACGGCGACGAGCGCGGTCAAGTCCTTCGTCGAACTCAAGTCCATGCCGACGTAACAGCGCCGCTTCGCGAGCGCCGCGCGCTCGAGCGGCGCTTTGCACGCATCCCACGCGTGCATACTGATCCAGCGCGACGCTTGCTCGGTCCATTGGTTCAAATACAGCCGGCGGAAGTTGTTCTCCTGCGCGGGAATCTCTTTCGCCCGGGCGGCCAGAATCTGCATTTCCTCCAGGCTGCGAAAATCCCCCAGCGCGGGGTTCGCTTTCTTCCAGACCCGCTGAGAGGTCCAGTCGGCGTCGATCGGCGCCTCATACAGCAGCGGCAGAAACGTCGGGTCTAGGCTGGGGTTCTCCTGCACCTTCTTCGCGTGCGCATACAGCTCCCACAAGATCGAATGGCGATCGTAGCCGGCCGTCGAGATCACCAGCAGCAACGGCTGCGCCCGCGCGCCCATCGAGGTCGACAGCACGTCATACAGCCGCCGATCGGGCGCCGCGTGCAACTCGTCGTAGATCACCATCGACGCATTAAACCCGTGCTTGCTGTAGGCCTCTGCTGAAATCGCCCGGTAGAAGCTCGCGCTTTGCTCGTGCACAATCCGCTTCTGCGAATCGACGATGTAACACGCCTCGGTCAACGCCGCATCGTTCCGGATCATCTGCGCCGCCACGCCAAACACCAGCCCCGCCTGATCCCGATCGGCCCCGGCGCTATACACCTCCGCCCCGACTTCCCCGTCTGCGAGTAACCCGTAGACGGCGATCGCCGCCGCGATCTCCGACTTGCCGTTCTTCCGGGGCAGCATCAGCAGGCACGTCCGATACTGCCGGAGCCCGTCCTTGCGTTTCTTGAACAGCCTTTTCAGGATCCCGACCTGCCACGGCCGGAGGTTAAAGGGTTTTCCCCCGAATACGCCTTTGGTATGCGTCAGGCTGTTGATAAACGCGATCGGATCCCGAGGGGGAAACGGTCCCGCCTGTTGCCCCCCGTGTCGGGTCGGTTGATTCCGGTTCCAGCCGCCACGGCGGTCCAGTTTCGTGGCGATGTTGGCCGGATTGGGCATTAGTGCCTCGGCCATAAGCTGCACGTCAC